TTGTTTATTGTTTGTCATTTCCGTTTGCGTTTTGGTTTCTGCTCATCATCGGCAAGTTGTGCCAACTCCAATGCTTTTTGGTCTGCCCAAATTAAAAGTGAGAACACGGATTCAATCACACAAGTTGAACAGTTGGGAACATTGCGACCAAATATCTCACGGTGTACATTCTGAAGTTGTGCGGATTGCTCAGGCGTTAATTGGAACACAAGTGTCTTTTTGTAGATCTCGTATGCCGGGCGAAGTGACTGGATGAATTCTATCATAGTTTTGTTTCAAGGAGTGCGACAATTACGGTTGCGATGGATGCGTACAAGATACCCACAAATCCGTAGGTGTATATAAAAAAAGACAATCCCAACCACCACGATAAGCAGAAAGCACAATCAAGTGGTTTCATTCGTTTCCATTTGGAGTAGTCGCTTCCGTAGAAATAGCGTTTGAGTAGGTCGGCTGGTTTGCCGAAGTTGACGATGATGATGCTTAGACAAGCAATTCCAATTATTTCGTTGTACATCTTTCTTTCATTAATTTTACTACACGCAATATCTCCCTGACTGAAATATCCGTTTGGCGGTGGATTGCTCGTGCTGACATTCCACTACACCATAACTTGAATAACTCCCTTTCATAAAAATATGCTGATTCAGTTACCTGATTTATTTTGTTGATTCGTTTTTGTTCGATTCGTTCATCTTCTTCCCGTTCCAAAAGAAGGTCGGGTTCTTCAGACAAGTGCAAGTCATAGACATCGTATTGATCATAGATGCGAGATTCACCAAAGGGATGCCGGTTGCCGTTGATACAAAGGTACAAAAGACGGATTGTCCAAAACTGGATGTATCCGTCATTGTATATTTTTTCAATTTGTTCATCAGGTTTTTGCAATATGGTCAAAAAGTAGAATTGATAGAGTTCCCTTGCCAACTCGTTGTTCTTGGCGATGTTCCTCGTGGCTTTGGTAAGCCAGTCAGCTTTTGAGAGTTCCTCTATTATTTCCGCTTTATTCACATTTTCTTTTCAATACTACAAATATAACCATTCTTTTCATATTTTTTCTTTACACGCAACACCTCATCTTCACACCGGAGAATATGTATTGACGAGCTTAGATCTTTCGTGCAGATGCACACCCAATAGGGATAAAGATTCGACATATAGTTTATTGGTTGTTCGGTCATATTCTACAAGAGATTCGTAAACTTGCACGGAGTTGATTATGGTTGAGTGATCACGGTGAAGAATCTTGCCAATGGAAAGATAAGTCATCTTCAAATGCTTTCTACATAAATAGCAAAACAAGTGCCGAGCATCCATAATGTTTTGAGTGCGAACCTTCTCCAAGATTGCATCAGGTGTGACATCATAGACGATTGCAACCACTCGCATTGCCTCAGTCCATTCAGCATCTATCTCGTTGATCTTGCATCTTGGATTGATGATTTCATCTTTCAGTTTCTTGACCTCGTCAATGCGTTTCTGATTGAGTTCGGCAACAACTCCTTTGAGCCGTTTGACTTCTTGTTTTAGTAGGTGGGTTTCCTGGTAGTGGTTCATAGTAATTTTGTTTGAATCGTTTGTGGTTGACTCCATTGTTCTGCCATTGCTTTTGCAATTCCTGGAAATGTTTGGCTTCTTATTTTCCATCTATCTTTCCCACCTTCCAATGCTTGATAATACCACAAAGGTTGCTTTTTCTTTTTCCCCGTTTTCTTGTCAATCCATTCCTTAAATTCACCGCAATGAACAACATTTGTTCTTATCAATGGTTGCAATCCTTTTAACCAAAGACAAGTCGATTTTTGAAATGGATCACCAAAATAATATGGTTGAATGATTTGATCGTATTTTTTAATCCTTGATGATATTATCCCAATGGGATTCTCAATCGCAATCTTAGGGATGTTGGCATTCATTAAATCTTTTACGAATTTCAATCCTTCTTCTTGCCTACCGTCTAATCTCTTTTTTTCAAAGTGCATTGCTCCTGATAACGCTAAATGTGTGCAAGGTGGGAAGGCAATCATCATATCCCATCCGTCATTAATTATGTCGAACACATTACCTTGATAGTGTGGTCCAGGTGCATCAGTTGGTAACAAATCACAACTCATTGCATCGTGACCAAGTTTGATGAACTCATCACGGACTGCACCGCTATATTCACACGCTATTAAAACTCTCATAGTCGTTCTTCATACTTTGTGCGTTCACCGATAAATGTCGTTTTGATTGTGTAGCATTCACCGTGACGATTCTTAGCGATAATTAGTTCGGCTTCTTCTTCTTGGAGCTTCTCACCTGAATAGTATGCCGGTCTGAATGGGAACATCACGACATCAGCATCTTGCTCAATACTTCCACTCTCACGGATATCACTCAACATAGGTCTTTTATCCGCTCTCTCCTCACATTTGCGTGACAACTGAGCCAACACTATGACGGTTATATTTAGTTCTTTAGAGAGCAATTTTAAGTTTCGGGAAATTTCTGCAATCTCTTGTTCCCGGTTTGTTTTTGTTCCTTTGATTAACTGGATGTAATCAATCACTAATAACTCAAGTCCGTGTTTTGCCTTGTGAATCTTCGCCTTTGATTTGATTTGTTGGATACTGCAATTCGGATCATCGTCAATGTAGAATTGCACCGTCTGATTGTTGGCTGAATTGATTAATTGCTGAACTTCAAACTCCCGAAGGTTTGCATTGCGAATCTTCCAATTGGCAAGATCTGTGATCAACGACAAGTATCTTTTTACAAGTTGCTCATTGCTCATCTCCAGCGACAAGAACAATCCCTTTCCACCAATCTTGGCGAAGTCATACATCAACGACAAAGCGAGTGCCGTCTTTCCTTGACCGGGTCGTGCAGCCATCACAATCAAATCTCCGTTATTCCATCCACCCAATACTCGGTCAAGTCCTGCCCATCCCGTTGGTCTTCCCGTGAGCTTGTCACCTCTTTGCACCGCCTCGATAATAGCATCAACGGTCTTGTTTGTAACTTGGGTAATCGTGACCGGATCATTGATTGTAGTGAACTTCGTGTTGTCGACCATTGTCTGAACATTGGTGAGAATCTCTTTCAAATCGGAAGTCAAATCCAAGTTGGTGATGTTCTCAATGAATTGTTTCTTGAGATACTTGTGTTCAAGTGCTGGAAGGTGACTGCTGATGTTTGGCATCCCATAGACATTTTGCGTGAGCTTGACGATGGTCACCATCTCTGCACGGCTGAACTTCTTTCCCAAAGTTAGAACATCAATCTCATCGTTATTGATGTACATCTCCAACATTGATTCGACAATGCGTTTGTTTAGGTTGTCTTCAAACCATTGTGATTTGATTCTCGGCAACATTGCACGAGTTTGGTCAAAGTATAGTAATTGACCGATTATGTATTCCTCAAGTTCGTTCGTCATATTCTTTCAAAGAAAACACTTTTCGGTGAACAATTTGTGGACTACTTACATTATTTGAAAGATTATTATTTTTCCAAGTACGAACCGCTGCTCTCCAGTTCTTCATTTTGTTTTTACCAACTAACCATCCGTTACTTTCATAATAGTCAAACCATTTTTCGGATACATCAGCCATTCCGATTTCGGTCATATAGGTTTTTATTTCAACAATGGATGGTTTGATAAAAACATCCCTTTTAACTTTTATATCTTTTACATTATCATTATCAGTATCATTTACATTGTCAGCTTTTTTGGGTTCTTGAAAAAAGGGTTGGGTTATTTGGGTTTTTTCTTCCTTCTTTGGTCTTCCACCTTTCCCACCATTAAACTTTTGCTTATCAATGTAATCATCATATTTACGCAAATCCCTCTTCAGTTGCGTTTTAATGGGTTCAAATGCGATGGTCAATAGTAAGTCATCACAAGGTGGATTTTCATCGTTTACATAAGCAAAGATGTGTTTGATTAATTTACCTGCAATTTCATCAGGTAGTTTGTTGAATACTCCTTGCTGGTCGCAGTAGAGTAAAAATGATGTTTTGTCTTTAGCCATAAAAAAAGCCCCATCAAATTTGTGCAATTGAGGTGCAACAAATCTAATAGGGCAAAAATTTTTTAACGATGGGAATCCTCAATACTCCCGTTAACAGTTCAAATATAACGGATTTGGTGATTGTTGTATCAAAGAATTTGACGGCATCAACTCGGAAGCATTCTTCAATGCT